TCGGCGCGCAGTTTCTCGCGCGCCGAGGCGAGTTGCGCCGGCGTCCATTCCCGGCCCGCCCCGTGATCGAGGCGCATCTGCATGAACAGCGCATCGCCGCGTTCGATGTTCATCACGGCAAGGTAAACAGAGCGGTTGCGGTTCTCCTGCTGCGCCCCAGCGTGGCGCAACGCGGTTTTCTCCGCACGCTTCTGCTTTGCTGCCGCGCGCTGTTCAGGGCTGGACGCAAAATCGCCGCGCCCGCGGCAGGCAAAGCACTTACCCCACCGAACGAGGCCAGTGCCTTCGCACTTGTCGCAGATATAGCGGTCGCCCATCAGAGCCAGCCCGCGACGATGTTGCCGCCCCATTGGATGAACCGTGCAAAGGCAGGAATGCCGATGAAGATAAAGAACAGCGCGAGGCCGATCCCCATGCTGCCCCAAACCAACACGCAGTCACGATCAAATGCGGGTGTGCTGTCGAGTTCGCGAAGCATTTTCTTGGCGCGGGATCGGTCGATCGCGTCACCATTGCGCAAAAGGTATTCGCAGGCGTTCCTCGTGGCAGAAGCCGAAACCCGCTGCAACGGGGCGGCGGCCACGATGCGGCGCGCACGGTAGAGTTCGCTGTGGAGGATATCGGCATCACGGACTGCGGCGTTCATGCGGCGCGGTTCCGGTGGTATGGGCATCCGGTTCAGGTCCACCCATTCCTCATGGCTTTTGAAGCCATGAACCGGGCCGCGTGGGGTCAGGCGGTTCATCACCGGCCACCACAGGCCGCGACACGGGCCTCAAGTGCCAGCACCTTGCCCTTTGACGTGGCGATGTGGCCGGACACGTCACCGCCGGTCAGCGTGCGAGTGCGGTAAGCAACCAGCAGGGTGCGGGCAGCCGCAACGCGAGCGGCACCTCGCAGGTGCGATACGTCGCCGATATAGTGGAAGCGGCTATTGCGCTCGGAGACGCGGCCAGCATCATCGAGCCACGCATCATTTGCATGGTCCAGGGCGACGGGGTTTGCCCCGTAAAAGCGAATCGAGCGGCAGATGTCGCGGATCGGGCGGGGGTCGTGCAGGTGGTTCATGGTTGTCTCTCCCGTGGTGCAGCGATTGGCGGGTGCCTCTGTGGCGATCAGGATTGCGAGGCGGGTCATTTCTGCACCCGCATCATGGCGTCGGCGGCGATATGCGGCTCAATATGCGCCCAGTCCTTGCGGGCTAGGTCGATGATCAGGCCATTGCCTGCATTCCGTGAAATCCACGGCGGCAGGTCCGTCATGGCGAAGCGGGTGACATTGCTGCGCCGGTATTCTGTCTCAGGGGCGTGAGTAGCCATTTCGGTTCATCCTCTCTGTGTCCCGGCTCTCGTCGCCCGTTGCAGTCATGCGGTCGGCGGGTCGTCGCGGGGTATGGGATGAATATGCCTAGGATATTTCCTAATGGCAAGGGTTAAATAGGATGAATCCTAAAATAAACTGCACTGTGCCGGATGAACGATTCGTTTCTACATGTCGGGTTTCAGGCAGTTTGCTGGCGGGCAGCCTCTGCCGCGTTCGTCGCTTTCCGAGACATTGCGGCTTCTATGTTCCGCGCAACAAGCATGGCAATCTGGTCCCGCTCCATAAATAGGGTTTATCCTAAAGGCACATAGTGACGCCAATAGGAACTTTCCAGTTGCGGCAGGTTAGGAAATATCCTACTGTTGCGACATGTCGAGCATCACCACACACCCAATTCTGACGGAGATCGAGGCATTTCTTGCCGCGAAGGACGTTACGCCATCCGTGTTTGGATCAAGCGCGGTGAATGATCCGAGATTTGTCTTTGATCTTCGAGCCGGTCGCGAACCGCGCCGCGCCACATTGGAAAAGGTTATCGCGTTCATGCGCGAGGCACCCCCACGTCAAGACAAAGCACCGAAAAAGCAGGCAGGTCCGGCGTGAGTCCCGTCACCTTCACAATCCCCGGAACGCCTGTCGCAAAAGGAAGGCCGCGCGCGTCGATCCGCAAGGGGCGCATACACATGCGGACGCCAGAGAAGACGGTTTCTTACGAAAGCGCCGTCCGCTCGGCGGCAAAGACTGCATTCACATCGCCGATCACTGGCCCTGTGCGGCTTGATATCGTCGCTGTGTTCTGCCCGGCGGCGAGCTGGTCGAAGAAGCGCCGCGCCGCCGCGATGGGTGGCTGGCACACACAGAAGCCCGACCGCGACAACATCGAGAAGGCGATTAAAGACGCCCTTAACGGCATTGCGTTCCTGGACGACGCGCAGGTTGCCAACGGCTCATGCCAAAAAATTTGGGGTGAAAGAGCGGAGGCGCGCGTCACCGTGACGCCGCTCTGAAAGATACCGGCACCGGGTTTCAGGTGCATCAATCCGCGCGGGGTTTGGCAATGCCGCCGGAAACAGAAAGGAGGGCGCTATGGCGCTTTCACTTAGCAACGTCATCCGAAAAACGTCGGATAAGCCGCCTATTATCGTGATTTACGGGCGGGGCAAAATGGGCAAGACCACCCTCGCCAGCGAATTCCCGGACGCAATCTTCGTTCAGACCGAGGACGGTGCGGGCGACATCGAAGTCAGCAGCTTCAAAGATGAACCTCTGACGACTTACAACGAAGTCCATGAGGCTCTTTCAGCGCTAGCGACCGAGGACCACGAATTCAAAACATTGATCGTGGACAGCATCACTCAGCTTGAGCCGATCATCTGGCAGGAAACCTGCCGCCGTAACAATTGGGACAGCATCGAAGCCCCCGGCTATGGCAAAGGTTACATTGAAGCCGATGTCGTTTGGCGCGACTTCCTGTCGGCCTGCACGTGGTTGCGCGACCGCAAAAACATGACAGTCATCCTGATCGCGCACGAGACAGTCGAGACGTTTTCAGACCCCGAGCGCGAGGATTATTCGCGCTACAAGATGCGCCTGCATAAACGCGCGGAAGCGATGATCCGCGAACGCGCCGATGTGGTTGGGTTCATGAACATGGCCGTCACGCTGGACAAGGGCAAAAGCGGTAAGGATGCCGCCAAGGCAAAGGGTAGCGGCCAGCGGCAGTTGAACCTCGCGCCGCGCCCGACATTCGAGGCGGGAAACCGCTATTCGATGCCGGAAAAAATCCTCATCAACAACGGCCAAGGCTATGCCGCGCTCGCGCCGCACCTGCCGGGGCATCGTGAAACCAAAACCACTGCGGCTGAGGCCGCCTGATCCAAGGACAGAAAGGAAGATATCATGGGAAACCTTAACGGATACAACGCCTCTAACGGCCAGACGATGGAATCTCGCGACGCTCTGCCAGCGGGCGAGTATGTCGCCGCAATCGTCAAGAGCGAAAAGAAAGACGCCAAGACGCCCGGCAACGCCTACATCAACCTCGAATTCGAGGTTCAGGACGGCGAAGCTCAAGGGCGCCGGTTCTGGACGATGCTGAACCTGTGGAACAGCAACAGCACTGCCGTCGATATCGCGCAGCGTGAGCTGAATTCGATCTGTCACGCGATAGGCAAGTTGCAGGTCGATGACAGCGAAGATCTGCACGGCATTCCGATGCGGGTAAAGCTGAAGGTCGAGAATAACGAACAATACGGACCCCAGAACCGTGTCGCTGGCTACAAACCACTGAACGGCGCGCCCGCGCAGGCGGCGCAGGCCGGCAGGTCGTCCGGTTCTTCTGGCGGCGGAAACGCTTCCGCTCCTTGGAACCAGTAGTCTAGCCGGGACGCCGCCAACAGTCGCCAAACCCAGCGGCGTCCCTCCCCAGACTGAATTTGAAATCCAGCCATAGGAGGTATCTTCATGGCACAGAGATACTATGCCGATCTAGAGGGCGTGCACGTCAGCATTACAAACGTCGCCGGGCCGTTCAGGTCGTGCGTGACGTGCGGCGGTCAAACGGCAACGCTTTCCACCAAGGCACCCGGAATGCATGCCGCACAACTGTTTTGCGATGGGTGCGGCGAACATACGGCGTTCCTGTCTCGCGATCATCTGGCCGCGATGTCAGCACAGCGGAGGGCGGGCTGATGGTCGCGCTTCCGGAAGCGCCGCAACGCACCGTTGATGCGGTCATGGATGCGCTCGTGACCGCGCATTACGAAACGCCACAAGCGCACTACAAAGGATACGGCATCAGCGTGTCCGCGCTCGGCACGGTTTGTGACCGCCAGCTTTGGATGTCGCTGCGATGGGCATCGGACGGAGAAAGGCTGACAGGTCGGACTCTGCGCATCTTCCGGCGCGGCAACGAGGCCGAAGAGCGTATTATCAATGATCTGCGCCGCGCTGGGCTTGATGTTCAGGACGTTGACCCTGCAACCGGACGACAGTGGCGTCTGTCTATAGTTGATGGATGGCTGAGAGGACGTGCCGATGGGGTTATCCTGTCGGGCGTCCTTGAAGCCCCAAGAGCGCGACATGTTCTTGAGATCAAGTGTATCAAGGCTGCTGACTGGCGGGCGATTCAGAAGCACGGTCTGCGCGAAAAGAAGCCGGAGCACTGGCACCAACTCCATATGGGTATGGCGGCGCTCGGCATCGAACGCGGCCTGTACGTCGCGGAAAACGCTGACACGATGGAGCTGCTGACTGAACGGTTGCATCTTGATCACGAGGAAGTCGCCCGCCAGCAGGCGCGCGTGATGCGCGCCGTGGAGGACCATGAGCCGCCGCTCGGCATGCTGGGCGATGCCACGACCGAGATCAAGTCGGCGAAAATCCGAGGCGCGCCGCCCTGTCGGTTTTGCGACCATGCGCCAGTCTGTTTTGACGGTGCATTGGCGAAGCGGTCATGCCGGACTTGTCTGCATTGGACATTCGGTGCGGACGGGAACGGGCATTGCGCCCGGTTTGACGAACCAAAAACACCTGCCCAACAGCAGGAAGGGGCCAGATGTCCGGCGCACCTGTTCCTGCCGGGTCTTGTCGCTGGCGATGTGATCGACGGCGACAGCGAAAACGAAACCATCACCTATCAAATGCGCGACGGGACAGAATGGACCGATGGCGCTCATGCACCGGAGGCGTCGTGATGGACAGTGATTTTGTTCACGAAAAACAAAACCTCATCACCGATATTATAGCGATCATCGAAAAGAAGCCCGGAAAGGTTTGGGGGCTTTCTTATGACCGCGAGGGTGAGGCTAAATGGCAGTTCGAAATCAGATCTCATCGCGGGCTGGTTTTTGAGATCGTAACCTACAGCTGGGTTACTGGAGATCCGTATTCTGAAGAGACGGTCACGTCTCGATTTCTTGCAGAAGAATGCGACATTTTCTTTTCGCATCAAAGCTTCTTGAGGGCTGCTGACAGATCGGAGTCTCGCCGTGCAGCTTCGTGATTATCAGATGGCCGCAGTCGACAAAGTTTTCGAATATTGGACATCTGGTCGCGGTGAGTGCCCTTTAATTTGCGCGCCAACCGGCGCGGGCAAGTCGGTTATCCTGTCTGAGTTGATCCGCCGCGCGGTTCAGGATTGGCCCGGCACCCGCGTCATAGCGGCCACGCATGTCAAGGAGCTGATCCAGCAAAACTATCAGGCATTGATGCGTATGTGGCCGAGCGCGCCTGCCGGGATTTACTCGGCAGGTCTGGCGAGGCGGCAGGTCGGCAGACCAATCACGTTTGCCGGTATCCAGTCGGTCGCCAAAAAAGCGGATCAGTTCGGTCATGTCGATCTGTTGCTGATTGACGAGGCGCACCTGATTCCACGTTCCGGCACGACGCAGTATCAGCGGTTCATCTCTGGTCTGCGCGGCATCAACCCGCGCATGAAGGTGATCGGCCTGACCGCCACGCCGTTCCGGCTGGACAGCGGCAGGCTGGACCGGGGTCACGGTGCGATCTTCGACGGGGTGGCTTATGACATCCCGATCCAGATGCTTGTTGAGCGCGGGTATCTCGCACCGCTGATATCCAAGTCTCCGAAGTTGAAATTCGATACCGCCGGACTACACACCCGCGCCGGGGATTATATCGAGCGCGAAATGGACGCCCGGTTCAATACGGAGGACGTCACCCGGCAAGCTGTCGCGGAAATCATCCGGCTGGGCGCGGATCGAAAAAGCTGGCTTCTGTTTTGTATCTCGGTCGATCACGCCACCAAAGTGCGGGACGAGCTTCGCGTGAACGGTATTTCATCCGAGGTCGTGACGGGTGCAACGCCAGCGGCGGACAGGGCTCGTATTTTATCGGAGTTCAAGGCCGGGCGCATCCGAGCAATCACGAATGTCAACGTGTTGACGACCGGCTTCGATGCGCCCGCAACCGATCTGCTGGCGTTCCTGCGGCCAACGCAATCGACCGGCCTGTATATGCAGATGGCCGGTCGGGCCATGCGTACGGCTCCCGGCAAGGAGAACGGTCTCGTTCTGGATTACGCCGGGAACGTGATGCGACACGGGCCGGTGGATGGGATCAGCGTCACCAGCGCACCCGGAAGTGCCAAAGGCCCCGACGCGGAGAAGGGCGAGGCACCAGCCAAAGAATGTCCGGAATGCGGGTCCATTCTGCGGATATCGGAAATGCAGTGTCCGGATTGCGGCCACGAATTTCCGCCGCCGGAACCGGTCATTGAGCGTGAAGCCAGCACCGCCGCTATCATGAACATGACCGCCGAAGACGATTGGAGGCCGGTGCAGGACTTCGCCATGCGCCGCCATGATCCGCGCGATGGACGCCCGGTCTCTTTGCGGGTCGAATATCTGATCGACGGCACCGCCATATCGGAATGGGTGTGCATAGAGCACAGCGGGTTCCCGCGACAAAAAGCGGTCCATTGGTGGCATCGCGCCGCCGGAACGCAGCCGCCCGGCAGCGTGGCAGAGGCGCTGGACCGCGCCGACGAGGTGCGAGCACCGTCCGAGGCCGTCATCCGGCGCGAGGGCAAATACTGGCGCATTCACAAGCTGCGCCGCGAGATGGCGGAGGGTGCAGCATGAAGCTTCCGGGCTATCCCTGCGCCGTCTGCTGCGCGCCGTCCAACAACATTACCGTCAACATGGATGGCAGGCTGGCGCAATTCTGTTCGCGCCGCTGCGCGCAAATCCACGTCATGAAAGGGCCAATCGTGTTCAGCGACGATAATGAAGGAAAGGCGCTTGCCGCCGGAGGCAAGTTGGCCGGTCAGTATCTGGAAAGTATCGGCAAGACGGATTTGACGACGATGACAAAGGCAGAATGGGATTCGTTCTGCCGCACGATGTTCAAGGGCACCTGCGCCGAACTGCAACGGCTCGCAGACGATGAGATTCCGTTCTGATGACATCCCCATATCACCAATCCGCCGCCAATCTCCGCGAAAACGGCTATCACGTCATGCCGGTCGGTCCCGGCACCAAGTTTCCGGGCGAGCATAAAAACGACACCTGGCAACCGATGGCGGGATGGCAGAAATACTGCGTCGCCATGCCGCCGGAATTCGTGCATGACCGTTGGGAAGATTGGCCTGACGCCGGAGTTTGTGTGGCGCACGGGAATATCATCGGCCTCGATCTGGACACCGACCGGCAGGACGTCGCAGAGGCGCTGCATCGTGCCGTTGCGCCGCCGAATGTGCGCAGGCGTGGCGCAAAGGGCTGGATGGGCTATTTCCGCCCCGGTCCCGATCTGTCAGAAATTGGACTGGTTGCGCGGGTCCGTTGGTATGAAAAAGGATCAGACAGCAAATCTCCGCTGGTAGAGCTGCTGTTGGATGGGACGCAATCGGTCCTGCCGCCGACAATACATCCCGGAACGAACGCGCCTTACACATGGACGACTCCGTCCACGTTGGAGGACACCGACATTTCCGACCTGCCGGAGATGTCGAGATCGGATTTCGAGGCGCTGGACCGGGAATTTGGCAAGATAGGATTGACCCGACAGGCACCACGTCAGGTCGGCGGCAATCTGATACAGTTCGCGCTACCGAGTGCGCACGATCTGGAAAAACCGTTCGGGCGCGCGCTGAATGATCGGGCAATGGAGCCGGGCGCTATCGACCAGTGGTTTCCGGCCCTTGGATTGCCGAAAGCCCGGCAACGCGGACGGTCAGGCTTCTGGGAGGGCGTGCCGTGGTGGCGGGCATCGAATGGCGGCCGGGCAGTTCATGATCGCAACCCGAACCTGCGGATATCTCCGGCTGGTATCGTGGATTTCGGCGCTGACAGATCGTACACGCCTGCCGATCTGGTCTGCGCGGCGCGTGATTGTTCGTTCGCGGCGGCAGCGGAATGGCTGGGGCAGTATATCCGGCCCGAAGAGGTTATTCGGATGGACGTCGCAGCGCCAGCCGCGAAAACCGCGCCGTTGAAAACCGAACCACACAAGGAGACTGCGCGCGACGTATCGAACTGGATAGCAACGCCCGTATTTCCCGGAACGAGGTCGTATTCTGCGATCCAGCCGGTTGCGGAACCTACTGAGGCCGAGTGGAACGTCATGATGCCAGGCGAAGTGCCGCCGTTTCCGGTCCCTGATTACAGCGTCTGTGAGGGGCTTCTGGGCGACGTGGCGCGGGCCATAGACGCCGCATCTGCCACCGCAACAGAGGCAGGCGCGCTGGCCGTCGCCATCCCGCTTCTGGGAGCGGTATTTGGGCAGGGATATGCCACGCCCACTGGGCTGAGGTCCAATGTGTATACGGTGGCGCTTGGCGGCTCAGGGACCGGCAAGACAAGCCTTGTCTCGCCCGCAAAAGAGCTGCTGACGATGGGTCAGGCATTCGATCTGATCGGGAGCGACAGATTCGTGTCTGGATCGGGACTACTGCAGATGCTCAATCAGGGGCCGTGCCGTATCAGCTTCTTGGACGAATTCGGCCACATGTTGCAACAGATCGGCAGTCCCGGATCGGGCGCGCATGCCAAGCAGATATTGACCGAAATAACCGCGCTCTATTCCGCTGCCGGGACCGTGTTCACAGGTGCGGCCTACGCGGACGGGCGCGACCGGGCGATCAGTTATCCGCATCTATGCCTGTTTGGCATGGCGACGCCGGATCAGTTTTGGCGCGCGTTCGGCTCGGCCAGCATGGAGGACGGATCGGTGGCCCGATATCTGGTATTTCCGCTCGGAGAGACCGGCGGCAAGGATGTGGACAAGTCGGTGATGCAGGCGGTTGCGGATCGTATCATCGACGTAAAGCAGACCATGGCGGGACGATCACGGGGAAATCTTGGAAACACGCAGGCCATGACCGTGCCGCTGGATGACTACGCGGAAAAGGCCCGCGCCGCGCTTAAGCACAAGGAAAGCGCGTTCGCGACCTACGCCGAAAATAACGGCGTCAAGGGCGGCGGGGCGATCCTGCGGCGGGTGACAGAGAACGCGCTCAAGATAGCTCTGATATCTGCCGTGGGGCGCGATCCTGTCAGCCCGGAGATAGACAGCAGGGATATGGATATCGGCCATGCTCTGGCGTGGTGGAGCGCCAATGTGATGATCAACAGTATCGCCGCCCATGTCGCGGATAACCAAACCGAACGGAACGTCAACGAGGTCGAGCGCAAGATCAGGGCGGCGGGCGAAGCGGGGATCATGAAGGGCGTTTTGAAAGACCGCTGTCGCAATATCCCGAGACGCGAATTCGATGAGATCATCGACTCGCTGGCAGATGCGGACGTGATTGAGAAGGTAGTCGTTCAGACTGCCAAAAAGCCGGGGACCATGCTGCGCATGTCAGGATAAAATCGGAAATGAGCCTCCGATTTTATTTCCGATTTTATCCGAAGAGAACGAGTTTATCGCCCTTCACGTTGTGGAGGGCGGTTCTTTACAACCAAAAGGCGTATAAAATCGGATAAAATCGGAAGAAATCGGAAGCAGTTTTCCGATTTTATATTTTAGCTAACCTCATGATCTGTATAGATATTATATACATAATATGATAAAATCGTAAAATCGTAAGNNCTTACGATTTTACGATTTTATCTGAACGTATCGTCGCCTTGCGGACCGCGTTCCGGCAGGGTAATCTGATCCTGCCAAACCCTGCGCGGTCCTGAATGGGGCTGCGAATATGATTTCCAGATTTTCACTTGCTTGATCCGGCAGAGGTCAGGGACATCCGCCGTCTCGGCGCGGCGGTGCTGTCGCTGTTTGCCGGGGATCAGGTCAAGATTTTCCACGCGTCCATGCGTGGCGAGAAAACTCTGCGCCTATCGCCTAGCACGATTTCAATCCGCGATCTTGACGCTGAGATCAGAGCGGTCAGGCGCTACATGGCGAGCAAAGATTTCCGCGACGTCTGCGACTTGGCGGGCGTGGAAATCCGTGTTGAGCCAGCGATAGAGCACATGCTGCGGGTGGCGCGTGTATTCAACGGCGACCGCAAGGACGTCACCGTCGAGTTGGCCCGGAAAGCGTGGGCCGCCGAATGACCCGCGACGACAAGCGCCCCACACAGCCCCGCCAGAGCGCGGGAGAGCGCGAAGCGCACCGAGAGGCGACGGAATGATTGGCGCGACATTCTGTTCGGGCATTGGAGCGCCCGAGGTTGCTGCTCCGTGGGTTGACTGGCGGCTGGCGTCAGAGATCGAGCCATTCCCGCGCGCCGTGCTGCAAGAGCGGTTCGGCTATCGACTGCCAGAGGATCACAATCAGGGCGATCCGTTGCTGTGGGGCGACATGACCAAGGTCACGCCCGACCTGTTGCGGTCGCGCGGCATACCGCTGCCGGATCTGATAGTCGCCGGAACTCCGTGTCAGGATTTCTCGGTCGCTGGCTTGCGCGCTGGTCTTTCCGGCGACCGCGGGAACCTCACCCTCTCATTCGTGGAAATATGCCATGCAATTGTCGATGCTAGACCCGATGGAAAACTCGCCGTGCTCTGGGAAAACGTCCCCGGCGTATTGTCCGACAGAGGCAATGCGTTCGGCTGCTTCCTGGGCGGACTTGTCGGCGCAATGGATGCCCTACCACCACCAGCAGACGGAAGCTGGCCCGGTGAAGGTATGGTCGAGGGGCCAAGGGCACGGGCTGCGTGGGCCGTTCTTGACGCCCAATGGTTCGGAGTGGCGCAGCGGCGCAGGCGCGTGTTCGTTGTCGTCGATTTTGGAAACTGCGTCGATCCCGCAGCGGTATTACTTGAGCCCGACCGCCTGCGCGGGGATTCTCCGCCGCGCCGCGAAACGGGGGAAAGACCTGCCCCCACAATTAGCGCGCGCACTAAGGGCGGTGGCGGGCTTGGAACCGACTTCGACTGCGACGGAGGGCTGATCGCCGCAGAGGCCGCGCCTATGGATGTGGCTGGGAACATGAAGGCATGTCGCGACAGCGGCGGCTGGTCGAATAGCGCAGACCACGCCGCAGCGGGTCACATGGTTCCGGTGGCGATCCAAGAGCGCGCCGTCAGCGAGAACCCAAATGCGGGGCCGCAGGGCAAAGGCTGGCAGGAAGGCGTGGGCTATACGCTGGAAGCGCGCCACCATGTGCAGGCGGTGGCGTTCGACATGCGAGGCCGAGATGGTGGCGCAATGCCCGAGGGACCGCATGACACCGCCAATATCCGCGCGGCGTCCGGTGGATCGAGCCGCAGCTACATCGCCCAGCCGTGGGCCGTCCGCCGCCTGATGCCGGTTGAATGCGCCAGATTGCAGGGGTTTCCCGACGATCACACGGCCATCACCTATCGCGGCAAGCCCGCTGCCAATGGCCCGCAATACAAGGCTTACGGGAACAGCATGGCGGCGCCCGTGGTCCGCTGGATCATGGATCGGATGCGCATCAGCATGGAGGCCGCCGAATGACCCGCG